CAACACCGCCGTTATTGGTTCCCGTTAGCCATTTAACTGGCAACACTTGGAGCGGAACACCATTGACCCGCATAGAGATACTATTGTCCTCCAAAAATTTGAGGATTGAGACACTACCCGCAGAAGTTACTGGAGTCGCTGCAATGTAGGCAAACTGTGCGGGAGGCAAGAGCAACTTAGTGGGACAACGCGCAAAGCCCGTGTTTTTGTAGGTGCTATTTAACAAGTCATTCACCGCTCCAAGAATTTGGGCGGGAGTGGATGCACCACCTAGCCAGTTTAATGCAGAGGCTGCCCCCGTGGTTACAGTAGCCTTATTTAAAAGTCCCTTTGCTCCCACGTTGGCGTCCCCAATGTACGCCATTTGGTCGTTCCCCATTTGGTACTTAGCATTAATGGCGTTAAACTTGCTAACGTCCAAAGATTGCCCAAGAAGTTGGGAACTTTCCAATTCCATTTGGGTATAAGATAGAGACATCCCCGCAGGACGTAATGGAGCGGTAATTAATTGCCCGTTAATGTCCACACCTTGCAAAGCCGTAGAGCCGTCCGAAATAAAGGGAATATTACTTCCACCAGTTGCCCCCATACCCCCAAAGGTTTGCAGGGTGTAACTGGTGGACTTGTTAGCTAGGCTAACATCCTCCCGCAACCTAATATCCCGCATATAAGTTACGGACATAAGCGGTATGTGTAACGTCGTGTCTAACTTTGTTAATTGGTTAATAAAAAAGCTTAAAGCTGACATTTAATATTCTCCTTAGATTGAGTAATTGATTTCTGCAATATTGTTGCCGTCTTTACCGTTGGTTGCCCATTCCGCCCACAAGATTGCCAGATTATTTGAACCATCTGCGACCGCTTCGATATCCCCGATATTTTTACCAGTTGCCGCAACAATACGGACATAAACAGGCGCACCTTTTACGGGTGTACCTTGAGTACAAGCCACTTTAATATACCCACGAATTAGGCGACCTTGGAAGTAGGCGGGATTTGGGGCGTTTTCTGCAAAACTGCCGTCCACCGTTGGAGCAACTCTTGGAGCCGTACGGACAAGAAACCCTTTAATATCCGTAGCCGTATTTGACCCCGTGATTGCTACAAATTTTCCAGTGTTTCCGCCCTCCATAACCAAGACGCTACCAAAAGCCGTTGGAGGTGTTGCCCCAAGTTGGATTGGTTCCACAAAGGAATCCAAAGGACGAGAGATAGAACCAGCTACACCCGCGGGTGTGCCATATAAAAAAGCCATCTCATTAGCCATTTTTTACCCCTTTTTATAAAATTGTGCTGCCATTGCGTTAAGCATAGCAGGAGTCATTGGTGTATTAACGCCGTCCGTAACTTTTGGGACGGTAATAGTAACGCTGTCTGTAGCTTTTGGCGTACCTTTGTCTTCTGTCCCACCATTGTCGCCCGCCGTTTCAGCATCGATTAATTTTTGTAATAATGCTAAGACTTGGTCAATTTTATCTCCATTTGGTACAGTTGTTGGTTCCGTATCCTTGGTGGCTAATTTAGCCTCCAAATCCGCCACCAGTTTAGTTAAGTCTTCGATCGCTTTTTTAGCGTCGAATGGCTCCGCTGCTTGTGTTGCTGGCTCTTCTGCGTCCACAACCAACGCTTTAATTTTCTCGAAGATTGTTTTTTTGTCCATTTTTTTTCCCCTTGAGTCTTTGATTGAGCATACATCCCCGCATCTACCAGCGGGGACAATAGCCACGTGATTACCAATAATTCCAGTACGTGTTCCCGTACCGTCCCCGTTGTCTATTCTTTCCGCCGTGTACCCACAGGATACCTCCTTAATTCCGTCTTTAATTATGGCATTAATAGCATCTTCTGCAATTATAACCAAATCCGCAACCAATGTTTGAGTTTTTTCATCCGCCCTAACATTTATGCACGTGCCAACGGTATTATTTACCGCATTGTTTGCACCAAGCCATTCTTCAGGGTGTAAAAATGTAACGGGCTTTCCCTGAAAACTTGCAACCGTGTTTAGATTACTTAATTCCTCCCACGGGTTAGTAATTATAACTACGTCTTTATCCGTATTGAACCCGACCTCCGAGTTATTATATTCCATGGGGGCAGACGAAGCGATAGTAACATTAAGACATACCAAATAACCCTCTGGGGTCTTAACCATATTCTCACTAATTTTTTCTCCATAATATAGGGGTGTTTCATCTTGCATTAATTCCTCCTTTTACAATTACTTTAGCATAACAACGACAATTAACGGCTTCGCCTGCGTTGCACGTCGTACCATCGCTAAGCGTTGGCGGGTTCTTAAAATTACAAACAACCCCATCCATTTCGGCGTGGCTGTCTCGTACCCCTTCATCCCCCGCCGTTGTCCAGATGTATTCGTTACTGTTAATTAAATCCGCCCGTGCCTCTGTTAGCTTTGCGTATGCTGTGTGTATTTCTGTCCGTGCTATGGTATTAGCACGTGATATTGCTACATCCTCGCTCTTTGCCAACTCTTCCGCCACTACACTAGCACGTCGACCACCAATTGCCGCCTCTTGAGCTAATTCTTTCGCCCGTCGTCCAGCCTCTAACGGTAGAGATTTAATTTGGGTAATTTGGTTTTCTTGTAGCTCTCTAATTAAATTATTAATGTTTGAATTAGCTACGTTACTCTTTAGTCTCTCGGAAAATTGAGAGGCATCCGCTAAAAAATTTCTTTCGTTAATCTTATTCACGTCTCCAAGCATTAAAGACGCTATATTTTTCGCCCACGGTTCTATGGAATTTGAATAATGGCGTAATGCCATATCTAAACCATTAGCCAAAATGACTTTTACTATCTCACCTTTTTCGTCTTTGGTAATAAGGGTGTGGTGGGAAATAAGAATACCAACGGCTTTTGCGACTTTGCGAAGCTTTAGGCTGTAGTCGTTTTCTATCCGCTGTGGGACGATTGGCTTATTAGCCATTTAACAACTCTTTTGCTTGGTTTAATATATCCAATCTTGTTTGTGTTGGGATCGTACCACTTGGTGGGGTGTATGCGGGTGGGTTTTCTTCTGCAATGTCCTCGTCCGTAATGTTTGTTCCAAAGCCTGTGATGGCTGAGAGCTGTTTAAGTTCTTTTAAGGCTAGACCCTTACTAAAAATACCACTCTCCATTAAGCTGTTGATAGCGTCGACCGTGTTTTTTGTCACGGTGGATTTTTCCGCTGGTGTTTGTTGCCAAAGGCTGTTCCATTTAATGCCCAAATCTTTTGGTGCGGGTTTGCCAAAAGTGGATTGGTAAACAACACGGGATAATTTAACAATATTTTCCTCTAGCGTGGTTTGCTTGGACGCTATCCCGTCATAATAAATGCGGATATCGCTGTCGCCTGTGTTACTCAACCCAGACGGTGCCTCTCCAAATAAAATAGATAACGGAATACGCTTAGCACCGCTGATTTGTTGCACAAATTGTAAGATAACCGTATCTAATCCATTAAAGCTATAAGAGGCTGTTTCAAATTCATCACTTTTATCAAGAAGGGTAATCCCTTCTGAGTTTTGCATTTGTCGCACGTAGGTAAATTGTTTTATGAGGTTAGCTTCTGCGTTGCCCCCCATAGCAAGGATTTGGCGTAACCCGTCCACCTTAATAGTTCTTAAATACGCACGGGATGTTAGGTTCGCCGCTCCCATGGTTACGGTCTCGAAAGAAATAATTCTGTCCAAGACGTTTTCCAAAACAGACGCACCCCAAAGCTGTTCGCCCACCGCTTGCATTCTTGGAAGCTTATCCCCCTCAAATCGCATAACATAGCTATGGTGTACTTTTAGACCATTAAGCGAATTAATGGTGTAATACATCGGCTTTCCAACGTCTCGCCCATTTTGGATTAGTTGCGTGGTATCTGGCGTTAAATCCCAACGGTCAAAAACGCTAAGCCCTAAAAAATCGCCATTTTTGACGCTAGATAAATCCAACGGGTCGCTGTATTTTACATTCTTGAGCATAATTAAGACTATCGCCCCACCATACAAACGCCCCCATCGGATACCATCCGTAATGTCTTCCATTATTCCCAAATGTTGCCATACGGTTTTAAGCTCTGTTAATTCTGCTGGGTCGATTTCGCCCGTAAATTCCAGCCCCGCCCGTGTCATGTCATTCGCCACGCAGTCGACCAAGGAAGAGCAGAGCCAGTTTGTGCGGTATCCAGCCTCTAATTGGTTGCGGTCTCTTGTAATACTGTTAAGCTCAAAAAAACCGTTAGAGATTTGGTTGGTTACGTTTTGGGATATACCTAAGCCCAAGACAAGATTGGCAAAACCATCCGCAAAGGCTTGTTTTGGTGGTGGGTTGGATTTACGTCTATTTTTTCTCATGGTGCAAGTATATCCTTTTTTTCAGATTATTTTATTCCATACGCTTAAATTATTTCTAAGCAAAGGTTCGCACGCATAACGTATTCCGTCTATGTGGTGGTTCCAATCATCCACCAAATCGGGGAGGATATCGCCCGTTAATCTGTGAACCTTATAACTGTATTTAGAAAACTCTTTAGCCGTATGGTGACATCTTGGGTGAATAATTATTTTATAGTTTCTTAAATTATCCACGCCGTCTTCTATGCTCCCAGCTCCTTTATTAGCGGGTACAATCTTAAACCCTTGGCGGTTCATATAACTAATCAATTCTGGTCTTGCACTGTCGGCTCGGATTATGTGTCTATCGCTTAGCGGGACTTGTCTAAATAGTTCAGGCAAGTCGTCAATTTCCGTGTGTATGCCGTGGGCTTCGTAATCAATAAAAATATTTTTCCCTATAACAAACAAGCGGTTAAGCGTTGTGGGGTCATTGGCAAAGCCCCAATCCGCACCAAAGATAAATTCGGCGTTATATGGCGTCTCGAATTCTTTAACCTCATAATTCTTAAACACCTGTGCATCTGTGTTAATCTTTAATTCGCCCTCCCAGATATGCAAGTATTTAGAATAATTGTTTAGCCTGTCGTGTTCCATCTCATCCTTCAGAACTTCTGGAAAAAAGGGGTTTTGGTTATAGTTAACTTTCATGACCAAAGCGTTTTTTGGTGGGTTTGCTATAAAGCGTTGGTATGTTGCACTATCTTCTGTTTCTGGATTAAAACTAACCCATATTTCGCTTTTTTCTTCCCTAATTGTAGGGATTAACATCTGCCAAGAGTTTTCGGAGACGTTAGCCGCCTCTTCCACCCAAGCTATGTCTATTCCCTGCGTACCCTTAATTTCGGTTATGTTGTAACGTAAACCCTTAAAGATAAATTCAGTTCCGTTAGCCCCCCTGATGGCGTTCTGGGTTACGGTGTAATGGGCGGATAAAACGGGATTGTTGCTTATAATGTCCTTGAGTAACTTGTGGGAACTATCTGCTATGCTCTCCATAATCTCCCTTAAGCATAGAACGCGCATTTTTTTTGAGGCACCATGAAGAAGCAATAACGTTGCAATGGTTTGAGATTTTGCACTTCCACGCCCACCATACAAGCATCGATAACGATATGTTCCGCTTATAAACTTTTGTGCATAGCGT